TATTTCTTAAGTAATCTATACATCTTTGTCGGTAAAATTCAGCAGCATCAGTAGCCGTATTCATTACAGGCTCTAAGTCCTCATAAGTAGCACTAGATGACTGTTCTGTTGCACCCATTACTACAACTGCATTATTTACAAATCTTAGCCTTAGATAAGGCACTAAAGAAACAAAACTAAACTGCACTAATGCAGGTTGTATATAATCCTCTACTAAAGTCTTATAAGCACCTGTTAAGCTAGAACCCTGTATATCTGATTTTAATTTAGCATCTAAATCAGTACCTAGAATTGGTAGTATGTTCATATCTTGTGCTAGTAAGATATAAGGCATAATTAAATCATCTTCAACTGAACCACCAATTGCAGAATCTTTTTTTAATCTTGTTGCTGATATGTATAATGTGTGTTGTATCGCCATATTATTTTATTTTATACAGGTGTTGACCTGCTTCTTTCTGTTTCTTTTCTTGGTTTTAAAAAGCCATGATTAGGCATTTTCCATGTTGTTTTTCTCATTTCTGCATCATCAGGCATAGGCATTTTGCCATTAGCAAATTGCTGTGACACTAATCTGAAATTATTTAATGTTCCATTTGGAAGGTATTCCCCTTCTGTATATTCTTTACCATCAACATCAACAAATGTCTGTCCTTTAGGTACTTGCCTTCTAAAATAGAATACTCGTTCCCATTTATGTTTGCAGTTAGCACCGCCCTTATACAAAGCGATATTATAAGTATTAGAACCATTTGGTCCGAATCCTTTATTTACAGCCTTTTCTGATGCTCTTTTTAAATCTTCCATTCTATATAATGTGCCTTGCTTTGATTTTGCAACCATTTTTTGGCAGAATTTCCTGCTACTGACTTCCCCTGTTTTTTTATTTATGGATAAAGTTTGCGAGTATCTATATAAAACTCTAAACATACCAACATCGCTAGAACTATCAGCAACATTTGGTGTGCCCGCAGGAGCATAAGCAAATTCGTGGTATCTACTATCTATATTATGTTCGCTTAATTCTTCAATATGCGCTTCAAACCATTCATTTTTATCTAATTTTATTCCTATTTCATCAAAATAATCTAAACAAACATCATCATCATCAACATTAATACACATATCATTTCTTACAGCATCAATTTCTTTTACTTTTTTTTTTGCCCAACTTTGTCCTGCGTCTCCAGACCATAAAGCCCATGCTATGCGTCCTGCTGAGGGATAGCCCTCTTCACCAGGGTAAAAACCTTCTGCTTTTTTATCTACTTCATGTCTAGCAAAAAAACTGTTCATTCTTTTAATCGTGTCAAAAGATAGATTGTCACCATTCTTAATGTTCGTGGCACGAGCAACCGCAACCTGAGTTCCGCCACGTCCATGTTCTCTACGCCATTCTAAACCCTTTTTTGCTTCTTCTATCATTCCTTTTGTTGGTTTAGTATCTATGTCTTGTAAGTCTTTAAATTCTTGCTTTAAATCATCAGTATCTATATCTTCTTTTGTAACACCTTCTTTCTCTTGGTCTTCTTCACTCTGAGTCTTAGTAACTTCTAAATCAATGAAATCAGCAGGTTTAAGCGATTTAAAGTACAAATCAAGGTTTATGTCATTAACTTTGAAAATCTTGTTTAAACCCTTTAAAAGTGTGTTTTGGAAAGGAATGACAACTGTGTTGTTAAATAAACTGTAAGCATCACGCAATTCATCAGCATTATTGCCTAAACCACCACCCTCTGAACGAATACCAAATAATATCGGTGATGTTACTCTATGTCCTGCAAGTATTTGATTTACAGATTGCTTAGACATTTCTACCCAAGCATTCTGAGCATCATTCATTTGGATGGGTTCTATTGTAGGTGTTGTTTCTTTACCATCATTAAATGTGATTAAGATTTTACCTGCATTTCCTGTTCCTGCAAATTTTTGATTTAATTGTCTTTCAATAGTTCTTCTTTCTTCTTCTGTCGGTACACCGTTAGAGAATCCAACGTGCATACTAGGTGTCATACCACTTGTAATGTTAGCTAAATGAAATTGTGCAATTTCTAATTCCATTTGAATCCAATCAGTAGCTGCAACATAATCAGGAGCAAAACCATAAAACAAAGCAGGGTTTTTATCTCTAATCATTAAGATTTGACTTGCTTGAGTTCTATCTTCTGTGCTAAAAGCTGCATAAGGTCTTGGTTTAAAGTTGCCCTTTTTAGCTTTAGACCAATCAGCAGAATAGTAATAATGTTGTATTTCACCATCAATCATTTTTCCTGAACGTATGTATTGAGCAGGAATATGGTGTATCTTAGCAATCTTGCTTCTATCTCTTGACCATATTACATTAACATAACAACCGCCAAATAGTTTTAAATCTAATGCTAGGTCTTTTAATACATCATCATCAGAATTATGTAAAAGTTCTGTTAGTCTTAAATATGATTCTTTAGTGTCTGTAGATTCATCAACATTTGTTGCTGCCAACCCTTCACCATAAATCATTGCTCCTATTGACTTAACCAAAGCACCATTAATAGCACTTCCTAAGAATAGTTCAAGCAAGTAGTTTGGGTAAAGGTTATCCTCACCAAAAGAAACCCAATCATTTTTAGAATCTTCTACTAAATGAGGTATGTTGTAATGTGATAATTTTATTAAATCTAAATTCATAGTTAATTTGTTAAATAGACATTTTCGTTGTCAGAATCATTAGTTGTATATTCAGTATATTGTACTTCTTCAAAATTAGTTCCACCTGAAGTAGTTTGTCCATACATATTTACTATGCCATTATATAAAACAGCTTTTGCATTATCAGGGTTTAATTCTGAACCTGAATCTACTTCATATACTGTAAGCTTATAAAAACCTAAAGGAAACTCTGCGTTTCCAACTAGTATATCACCTGTAGATAAATTTTCTGTTGAAGATGTATTAGTACTATATTTCCAACTTAAAGTAATTTGCCTGTCAAATTTATTAATGTTTTCACTTATAACAGGATAAACATTACCTTTATTAAAAATTTTAGTTTTTCCTGTTTGTTCACTTTCTAGCTTATACAAAATAAAAGGAAATTGAAGAGCATAATAAGTGGTATCACCTATTGTGGTGACATAAAAAACAGGAGTTTGTACAATTTTATCTGATATATTTATTTGAAAACTTGTACCAAAAGCAAAAGCTGTTGTTGTTTGATTATTTATTAGTGCTTGTATCATTTTTACTTTTTTATTCTATCTTTTACAAGTTCACCTGATGCAGTTATTCCTGTTACTATCCAAACCTCTTTATTTTCTTCTTCTTCGTTTTTAAACATCTTTCTTTTTCTTTTTAGGTTTATCTTCTATAAATAAATTGTTTCTAACATCTTCTCTAAGTTTTGCAATCTGTGGTTGTGTTAAATCATCTAAAGGCAAATTGATAGAATCAATACTCTTACCTTCCCACTCTTTTTTTAGTTTCCAAGCCATAGTAGTTTACTATAAATATAAAAGTTAAGTTATTGTTTTTTAGTGTACAAAAAAAGGGGTAATAAAACCCCCTTTTTCTTTGTTTATAGAGTAACGATTAAGTTCCTGATGTAATAGTTAAGTTAGCTTCATCAGCTAATCCATCAAATGGATATTTAGCTGTAGCAGCACCAGCACTAGCAGGTAACTGAATCAAAGCGTTCTTTTCTTCTGCTCCCCATTCTATAGTATAACCATTTAAATCACCTTTTGCAGTTCCTGTAACTACTGTTCCACCTGTTACATAGCATCCACCATCTATACCTAATAAGTATACATTGTCATTTGAATCTTGAACAAAGATTTGACTTCTTGAATAAGCCATTAATCTTAATTCATTAGTCATATCATGGTCAATCTTTTGTAATGTTACAGATAATGCTTGTGTGAAAAATGTTGTTCCATTAGCATTGTCTGAGTTTATAGTAACAGTTAAGCTAGATAAATTTTGAACTAAGTCATACTTAAAAACCTCTACTGTACCACCACAGCAAGACCATGTAGCAAAACCAGCAGTAGTCATTTCTGTAGTGTTAATAGTAGCAGCAGCAGAAACATTATTACTGTATGATTTAGCTATAAAGATAGCTTTCAGTCCACCAATAGTGTCTTTACAGTCAATTAAACGTCCTCTTGTTAAATCACAAGCCATATTATTTTATTATTTAAAGGTTAATAAAAGGGGAGTATATTTCAACTCCCCATTTAAGGTTTTTTAGAATGTGCAACCAACTACACCGTCAGTTTTAACACCTGTTTGTACACCGATTGCAAAGTTCATAACAATTCTTACATTGTCGCTACCGTCATACTGATATGTAGGTATAACTCTCGCTTCAGTCCAATCTGTAGCTAGGTTAGTTCCAAATACCATATTCTCTTTATATGTTGCAACGATAGCATCATCGGGCATACCAGGACAACGATAAATTGGATATCCTAAATATGTTAAACCATCAATGCCTTGGTCTGAACCTCTCATATTAATACCTTGTCCTGAACCTGCAGCAGTTAAAAACTGTCCGTAAAATCCGTACATTTTGTTATTCATATAGAATCCAAAACCATCTTTGTCAATTAAACCAGGGTGTGAACCAACAACAGCATCAAAAACAGTTGCTAATGCATCATCTATATTTGCATTTGTAGTTGCTGCACCAGAGTTTAATGTTGATTGTGTAAAGTCAGCACAAGCTGAAGCGTTAAGACCATTTTGGTCAAATACTCCATCATCTGATAAGAAACCTGCTCCAAATATACCACCTGCATCTGCAACCCATAATCCATTCTCTAATTGAGCACCTGCTTTACCTGCAACTGAAGCTAATAAAAAGTCCTCAAATGTTCCTGGTAAGTTTCCGTTTCTATCCATATTCTCGCCAATCCATGTTGGGAATACAGTTCCTCTACAAATTTCTTCATTTACTTTAAGGTCAGTTAATGTTAAAACTTGCTCAGTTAATGATGTGTCATTACCACTTGAGAAAGAACAAGCAGCAGCAACGATAGGGTCATTAATTCCTAAATTAGAAATTACTGCTTTTCTATTTAAACCGTCAATTTGTCTTACATATCCTTTTGCAACTGTGTCAGGACTTTTAACTGCAGCAGTGATGAAAGGCAAAGCTAATTTACCTGCATAGGTGTTATCAGTTACGGTTATATCAAACTGATACTCTTTACTTAAATTATATTGATTATTTGCCATTTTTAAAATTATTTATTGTTAATGTAATATGCTGCCCTCTCCATTGATGACAGTTTTTTTAAGTCAACAGTTGCACTAAAGTTTGTTCCTTCAGGATTGTATGAAATACCTTCCGTAGCAGGTTCACCACTTAGCTCTGTGATTTTACTTTTTAATTCTTCGATTTGTGTCATAAGT